GCCGTATTTGGAGTAGGCTCGCGCAAATTTTCCAACCCATGTATCTTTATCCATCTGATTCAACATGAAGGCTCTAAGCGAATGGGTCTTTTCNGAATCNTTGCCNTAAAGTTCTTCNGCTACCCAACAAAAGGCCATTCCGAGGCCACCAGCAAGACCACCAATAGCCCCAAGTCCTTGGAATCCAAGACTCGTATAATCCATCCACCCGGGCTTTGANCCTTCNGCCTGTTGCCGGCCTAGTTGAGCGGCCAGTCCCATCTGCTGTCTTTGAAGTCCTCTTTCATAGGACGAATCGTCAATTTCCTTATTAAACATCTGTCTCCGTAGGCCGAAATCAAGTCCGTACTGCCGGGCCTGTTGGTCAAGACTTCTCTGCCCAGCTAAAAGAGTCTGGGCCGTCTTACCGATATCCAAACCGCCTTGCGCCCTGGCTACCGCAACGTTTCCTAATGCGCTCGCCAATCCTTTGCTTTTTGCCGCTTCCAAAGCGTCCAGGGAGTACCTGGAATTGCGCTGGCCTAACTGATTTTGGGCGGCCAAATCCTCTACCAACCCTCTCTTTTGCGGGGTATAGGCTTCTTCAGCGTCTCTTTCTGTCTGCGCCTTTGCCGCCTGAAAAAGCTGTTCGTTTAAGTCGTTAAGTCCTAGGATTCCTTTGTCAATTTCCTGGGTTGCGGGCGTCGTCCCGGTTCCAGCCGTTAATTTTGCTTGCTCGATGTACGGGTTTACTTTCCCTGAAATTATTTGATCATAGTTGGCTTTCCCTGTTATAACGTCCTCGGCGTACTTGGCATTGAAATTGCTTGCGACAAATTGTTTGACCTCATCTTCAGCCGGGAGTTTCCCAGTCTGCTTTAAAACCGTGTCAATGTAAGGTTTTGCCAAAGAAAGCAGGGCGTTTGCGGCAATTACTTCTCGGCCTCCGGTAGGTTGGCCAAGATTCTCATACGCTTCCTTTACCTGGCCTTCATAATCCAATGGGCTTGTCCCATAGGTTTTCTGGAAAAGCTGGATTCCGGGGTCTTGTGAGCCGCCGAAATCTAAGAGAGCATTTTGAGCTTGAGGTTGGGCCTGGGGCTGTGCCTGTGTTTGCCCCTGTTGCCCAGGCTGTTGAGCTTGAGGTTGGGCCTGGGGCTGTGCCTGTGTTTGCCCCTGTTGCCCAGGCTGTTGAGCTTGAGGCCCCAATCCAGGGCGAAACCTTCCTGTACGAGTAGGGCCGGCTCTGTTGACAGAACTATAAGGAAGGTAAATTTCGCCTGTTTGGTCGTCGTACTGCTCACCAGTTCTAGGATCGGTTACAATCATATTATCTCCCTGTCATCAGTCTGAAGTTAGGACTGTAATAAAGAGTAGTCCCTAGTCTTAAAATCATGTGAACGCTTCCCGTGCTTTGGTACGTTCCCGAACTGTAAACCACCATCTCCCCGTCTTTTAGGTTCGCAAGAGGAGGGGTTGATGTCACGAGCCTGAAAATACCCTGTGCGGCGTAAAGATTCCTGAACTCGCTCCAAATGTTCTGCTGACCCGAGTAGTCATTAAATATAGGCTCCGCCGCGTGCAATGCCGAAGCAAAAAAGAAAATAAAAAAATATCTCAATTGCCCCTCGTTGGCAATGGAGTAAAAATTAAAGCCAACCCGTTAAAATTAAGCCCTTTGTCCAGGGTGCTGCTCCTAATCCTGAACCTGAAAGTCTTTCCGAACATCTTGGGAGTAAAGTCCGTGTAAAGTAGATTGCCTGTGCCGTCAAGAGGAATAAGCCGTTCCGTAAAAGCACCGCCGTCTATGCTTGTGCCAAGCCTCAATACCCCTCCGTTTTCCCTGTCTATGTCCACCCATCGTTCGTGAAGTTGTTTCTGCCACCAACCCGAAGCCTGGTTCCCGCCCAAAGCTCCTGTAAACGTCATGTCCGGCGTTTCATAAAAAGCGTCTATGGCTTGCCCATCATCGTTGGTTCCGTAGTCCAGCCTGTAAAAAGTCCCGGAATTTGAGGAACCTCCGTAAAGTGTGCTGGAACCGTCCTTGAAAAGGCTTCCCATGTTCATTTGAGCCATGACGTTCCACGAATTTGGGTTGGGGTTGGTAAACCAGGACTTCACATACTGAAGCCTTAAATTTGAAGCCAAGTCAGTAGCTATTGATAGCCAGTATTCGTTGTTCCATGCGATAGCTACGGGCCTGTTAGGCGCCCCTGATCCTTGAAGGTAACTTAATGTTACTTGGTCAATATTAGAGGTTAAATTTCCAGGAGCAGAAATTGTTGAAGCCCATTGGAAATAATTGTTAATAGCCGGTGAATTTACAATCGTTCCTGGGAAAACTTGCCGCCATGTCTGAGTGGCGATGTTAATTACTGACGTAGAAGTCCTGTAAAAGAAAGCTATATTCCCACCCTGAGTTTCATATACTGAGTTAAAATTTCCAAAAGAAGTAACTCCGGTAACGGTCGCTATGTCGGAAATATAATTTCCCGTAGTTGTTCCCATCATAAATATATCTGACATCCCGCTCAAAGAAGAAGGCCACAAAACAAATCCGGCAGATCCATTCAGTTCGTTAATTTGAACCCTTAACTGCATATTCCCATTCACCAAATCGCTTGAAGTAAAGAGAACGTTCATCCTGCCAATATCCGTGTCCAACACATTTACTTGCTGAACAACCGTGTTTATAGAAAAGTCTTTAGGCCCATAAGTAAAGCTGTCTCCTGTGCGCATATTCCTTAAGGTGTTTGTAAAAGTCATCCCCGCTCCTGGAATTGGATCTAATGCCTTTGCCCATAATTTTAAAGTGCTATTGCCAAACAAAGTATAGTTTCCAGAATAAGATATTGGGATTGTTTCTGTAGTCCTTATCGTCATCCAATCCGTAGAACCGCCATCAGTGAGAATGGTATAGGAGCTGTTCATGGCCGAAACTCCGGCCTGAGTGTTCGTAGAATAGCCCATTCTGAATGGAGTATCGGTAGACACAGTCACAACCCCAATTGCCAGCATGGTAGCCCCAAACAAAGAATATCCTCTATCAAAATCTGCCTGTGTTTCCCAAATCAATTCTGTAATCCTTGTGGAAGGATTTGCCATAACCGCTACGTCCGGTTCAATCGAATCTGAAATCCTTTGAGAAAAAGACCCGTTATAAGCGTAAATTCCGTCTCGGCCTTTGTGGTATGCTACTCCGTCCAACAAAACTACAGATTCTTGGGAAACTACTCCTGCCTGTGTCTCTATTTTCCGTTCAATGTATGTTGAATCGGAATCGCCGAAAAGAGTCCAAATTGAGCCGTCTTTGCCTATCTGCAACTGGCCTCTTTGAACCCATAAAGCGTTCAACGCCTCTCCATCCGTAGACCCGATGGACTTGTTGTTCAGGTCAGGCCAAGCCAGGTAATGATCTGGCGTTAGGATAGCTCCTCCAGTAGAAACGACCGCGCTCCAATCAAGAGAAGTGTTGTCCGCAGTCGTGTTCCCGACAAAAATCCTGTTTTGGTAGGCCGCTATATGCCTGCCTTTGGGCACGTTCGGGGTTCCGTTAGTCCCGTCCAAAACCTGCTTCACTCCGTCCGCGTCCCAAGTAAAAACAGCGTCAATTCCGTTGGTGATATAGACCTTGTTGTTTATCTGGGCAAATTCCAGCATGGCGTTGGGGTTCAACGCGCTTGAGATAAAGACGTAGGTCTGAAAATCTTGCGTTGAGAGGAGCATGGAACTGTCCGATACCAAAAACTCACTTGAGCCGTCGTTGTGATAAAAAGTGTAACCCGTCCGACCATCAATCAATGAACTGGTTGACCCGACCTCGACAAAACCACCCCTGGTGATAAGTTTCCCCGGGACTCTGTGGGTAAACACATTCCTCATGTTTGGAGAGTAGTTATTTGCGAGTTTGTGAGCTGGGACCAAGGTGTTTAATCCTCCAGAATAGTCCGAAATAACCTCAATATTTGCGTTCGTAGGCAAATCAGCCCCGTTCGCTAAAGCCGCCAAAAATAGAATCCAAACAGCGTGTTTCAATCGTGGTCAATCTCCGGTGGCGACGTTCGACCGAGAAAGTGGCGAAAACCTCCGATTGGCTCCGACCCGAATAGCTCGCCAAAAGTCGCAAAATCCGTCCCTAAAGGCGCGCCCGTGATGTTGTCGCCGCCCCAATACAAAAGCGATTTTGTCGGCCTGTCTAAAGCGAAATTGTTTGAAGATGGAGTCATGGGATCACACCTCCGCTAAAATTGTCTCCGACGTCAATATCCATGCCCCAAGAAAACCCGAGGGCGTCTTTTGATTCTTGCGTCACTTCGCTCTGAATCAGTTTAACCTTATCCATAAACATCCTTTCCATTTCCTTTGATATAGCCACGTTTTTCAGGTCAATATACGCCAAATGGAGCGCATATAAAGGAAGCAGGTTATGGTACGGGGCCGGGAGGTCGGGGACGTCACTGTCAACCGCAATCGTTGCCGGGACATAGCCGTAATTGAGCCATATCTTTTTGCCGGAAGCCGCGCCTATCGCGTTAGGACGGGGGAAAACGTAGATGGTCTTTTTGTCAAGCTGGATGAGGTATTCCGGCCTGTCGGAAGTCGAGCCTGAAGTCTGGTCAAGCCAGCTTGGATACATCTCCCTCAACGTCTCTTCTATGGTGATCCGCAAAGGCCGGATGTCGTTGGTTAAGGAATCCCTGTTGCCGAAATAAGCCGTCCTCAAAAGAAGGTTGTCTACCGGGTTGGAGTAAGACCCCACACCTTCCTCGGCCTGGACCGACACCAAGTCCCGATTGTGTTCGATAAAGACGGCGGCGAACTCAACCGCTTCGTTCAAATACCCGTCAATTACGGACGAACTCGGAAAATGAGTGTTCGGGTTCGACGTTACAACCTGAGGATTGTCCTCTTGGAGTTTGTTGTAAACGACTTGACGAAGCTGGCCGAGGGTTTTCATGCCTTTACAGCCTTTTTATCTTTAGCGTTCCAGAGGATTTTATCGGCTTCGGCCAGTTTCTCCTTGGCTTCCCGTTCCATGTGGTTGATTGATGCGACCCTGGCCCTCATATTGGAGTCAACCTCTTTGGCTTTTTCCTCGGCCACGGAAATAATCGCCTGCGCTCTTTTGTTGACTTCCTCGATCAATACCTGGTTTTCAGAGATTTTCTTTTCCTGGTCAACGATTCTCAAGTGATTGTTTTCAATCCGGTATTTCTGGCTTTTGAGCGTCACCCGCCCGTCGCCCAATAGATCGTTCAAGGTTGTGAGGATTGGTTTAAGTTTTTCGACGTTTTCAGCGAACTGCAATTCTTCCGGCGTTTGTGGCGTTTCCATGATTTTCTCCTTTAATTCCCGATGTGTTTCTCTGCAATCTTGCCGTTTTCCATCCTGCGGCCTTGAGCGAATCTGCCGTTTCCTATCGGGATGGCGACTCCCCTGTTTATTTCACCTTCTTCCGCGCGGCTTATCCAAGACTCGTCTTTTGTGCCTTTCATCAAAAGCCGCCCGCTATTTATTCCGGGCTTAAACGTGGGAAGGCCGGGAGTGACAGTCGAACATCCTCCACAGACGTTGCCCTTGTAACTCGCTTCAAATGTGTTCCAACACCTGACGCATCTGTTTGTCATCAAATTGTGCGGGGCAGAGAGGCTGTTAACCTCTCTACCCCGACTCTAATCAGTCCTGCCTAAGGTAGTAGAGCAAGTCAGCCCGATTAAGGGGATTTGCACCCGTACCAGTTATGTCGCCTGGCCCGGGGATATTAACCCCATAGAACAGGTTTCCGTAAGCCCGCACAGGCCATTTCAAATGAACTGGCCCGCCGCAAATGCTTATTCCAGGAGTTCCACCGGAAGTGGAAATTGACACGTTGTTGTAAATACGGGTCAATTCCCTTGACTGTGTGATGCCAGAAGTAGACACAACCACGCTCACGTAGTTACTGTTTCCACAAAGACCAGTGGAAAAGTTGACTCCGTGAATTAACCAGCTCAATTGGGGGATAACCCCATTGACATTGGTTGTGCTGAACTTCGCGTATCCGAACCCTCTGGGCCCGTTTTCCGTGGGGACAGTTGTATGTCCCACATAGAACGAGTTTGTCGCAACGTCCACGCCGCCGTAATCAGCCGGGATTGAAGTCGTCATGCCGCTATAAGGAGTGCTCCTTAAATCGGCAGCGACGACATTCATAATCCCCAAGCTCAAGAAGACGGCTAAGACTACATATAACTTCTTCATCTTAGTGCCTCCTTTATGAGCCGTTTGTGATGTAGATCGGAACGCCGTGGTTCGCTCGAACGCCTCGAACTCCGTACAGAGAATTTGCCGCGACCAACGTCCCGAACTGCTCGGAAGGCGTGGTTCTGACTTTCTCGTACTTGGCATTGATCTGGAACGCGTAAGCCAAAGACTCCTCATGTATAAGAGCCCCGGCAGTCGTTCCGGTGACGTTAACTCCGCTTGCGCCGTGGATAATCGCGCCCGTATCAATGTTGATTGTGCTTGCACCGTTCAGGAGCGTGGATTCGTAAGCAGGGAATCCTAAGATCATCTGCTTGAACCCGTAAATCCCCGTGATGATTGTGGATTTGGCGTTTCCTGTGGTGTTCGCGTTGGTCTGGACTTCGTTTCTCAGCCAACCTTGATAAAAGGCTTCTACCGGCAGAATCCAATGGATGCTATCCGGTGGAATCTGTCTCCGACGCATGGCTTGAACCATGTTAAGTGCTTCGTCCCGCCCGAACGCAACTCCGGTTCCGGGCGCTCCGACTCCTTGCCCGGCAGTTCCGTTATATCCCGTAAAGTCCAGGAACAGGTCAGCCAAGTCGATTTCCGCGAACTCAGCCAGCCTCTCTCCGAACTGCGAGGGAAGTTCCGTTTCCAAAGTCAGGATAGACTGTTTTGACTGTTTGTCCGTGATGATGTGAGACACATACCGCCACGTGTTCACGTTCACCTGAACGTTTGTGAAAGTCAAAGTTTCAGACGTAAAAGTCCCGTCTGCCGCTACAGTCCCGCCCGCGACCCTGGGTTTAATCGAAATGTTGATTATTTCCCCGGATTCTTCAACGAGCGCGCTCCTGTTAAGGACGCACTTTCCAATGGTTGCTTTGCCGTACCTTGACTGTAGGACTTTTAAATCCCACTTTTGGTCAAAGGACGGCCTCATTCCTGCATCTGTTAAAGTAGCCATTTTACTCTCTTAACCTAATGGGCTTTCGCCTTTTCGATTAAGAGCCTAATTTCCTGAAAAAGACTTGTTCTTTTACTTGCCTACCCTGGACTCCACATCGCTTTTCTTTACCAAAGCGTCCAGCTTAGCCATGAATTGAGGATCTTTCATAAGTTCAGGCACAGTCGCGATCTGGGCGTATAACGCCCCGATTTCCGTTTCCGTTGTCGCGCGGCCTGCCCCGGCTGTTTGAGCCGTGGCGGTTGAAGCCATCTGCGCTTTTGAAGGCGCAAAGGCGTTTTTACCTTGCCCGTACCGTGATTGATACTCTTTCAAGGCTAACTGGGCGGCGTGTTTGGGATTTACTTGAGCGTAAGCTTCCAGAGAGTTGCCGTCATCATCCTCCTCCAGAAGTATCTCTTTCATCCTTTCCTCGCCGTTGGGGTCTTTTCGGATAAGTTCGTTTGTCCTAATCAGTCTCAATCCTTCTTGCCGCAAGTTTTCCTTCTGTCTCAGGGATTCTTTTTCTTCAATGGCTTTAAGAATATCGTCTCGGACTTCCGATTTGCCGCCGTCAAGAATTTTCTTGATTGCGTTAATCGGGTCCTGGACAAGTTCTTCCCTTGTGACTTGGGGAACACTTGGTTTCGGCGCGGCTTGAGGCGGTTCCGATGATCTTGGGTTAAAAGATTGTTTAAAAGACCTGAATTCCTTCACCAAATTTTTAATTTGGCGGGCGGTCTCATAATCGGGCGTTCCCGGCTGGGCCTGGCTTGTAGATTGGCCTCCCTCGACCTGGGACGGCGTAGAAGTTTGCGGCTGATCAATTGTCTCAGTCGCCTGCGGAGCCGATGTCGTTTCGGCCTGACCCTCCTCTACCTGGGTCTGTTGGATTGGAGCTTCCATATTTATTCTCCTTCCCGTATCACGGTCTGTCTGGTTTCGCCCGGTCAAGGGCAAATCGTTTGAACAAAAAAAAGACTGTGCCCAAGATTAGTATTGGGCCACAGTCTCCTAAAAAACTGTTCATGCGCGGTTTAGGCCGCCGCTCCGGGTAATTAAGCCGGAGGTAAGTTTTAACTAAAATTTATGCTATACTATAAATGTTCACGAAAAAGCCGAGGCTTTCTCTTTTTGGGGCGTGCTGTGAAGCTTCGGCTTCGTGAACAACGGCACGTCCCATTCTTTTTAAAGGAGATAGAATATGACGTTTAAGCAAATCGTAAACAATATACGCAAAAGAAATGGCCTCACTAGAATTTATAGCGGCATTTGCAATTTCTGCGGGAAAGATTTTTTTCACACGCATAAACGCACATCTTGCTGTTCGCAAGAATGTGGTCAAAAAAGAGGAGCATTTATTAAATGCGTGAATTGCAAAAAACAGAAATGGAAAGCTCCTAAAGTTATACTTCGCGCCAAAAATCATTACTGCTCTGATTATTGTAAAAGAATTTATGAAATTGGAGAAAATAGCCCAAGTTTTAAGGGTGGATATATTTCCCATCATGGATATAGGGTTTTCAATGTTCCAAAGAGTAGCGGAAAAAACAGAACGATAGCATTTGAACATAGACTGATAATGGAAAAAATTCTTGGGCGAACCCTTAAAAATTATGAGCGAGTCCACCATCGCAATGGAATTCGTTCCGACAATCGTCCAGAGAACTTGGAATTGTGGACTGTTAGAAAAGACCCATGCGGTCAAAGAGTTTCCGATATTCTTAAATTTGTTAAAGATAATTATCATAATGAATATATGTCATTGTGTAAGTGACGGCCTAATTCTAGTACCATCATGTTTTGATATAATTAAACTTCCAGGCGCATCTTCGTACTTTATAAATTTAATATCATCAAATTTCGGCCTAGGCGGACGCAATAAATCTTCAAGTTTGTAGCCATAATGCCCCCAATGAGTGACCGACAACGTGCTTGGGTCAAGCCATATCTTGTACCCGGACTTGCGACATTTTTCCGCAAAACTCCAGTCTTCACTCATATAGATAAAATCATCTTCATTGGGAACCTTATAAACCTCTGGCTGAAAAAATGGCCAAAAGCGAAGGTCTTTTTTATGACAAAGCGGCAATTTACATGTATCAATTACATCAAGAAATACATTCCTATGGCACGCATACATGCCACTTCCAATCCACTTTACTTCCCGCAATTCTGAATCTGGACCAAAAATAATCGGTTCCGACCCTTCGATGGGCTTGGAGGCTATCCAATTCCCTTCTTCTCTTTTAATGACGCACGTGGCGGCCACGATACCTTTCAATTCGTTGGCCTTTTGGCAAATCTTTATCGCATCCTCAACGCTGAAAGATATGTCGTCGTCCGCGCAAAACAGAACGTCGGCGTCCGAGTAATTAAGGAAGTCGCTGGCTTCCCTGCTCCTGGCCCGGTCAATCAAAGCGTCACCCATGGCGTTGCTTACCGTTACATGAGGCTTCTGCACGCACATCAACTTTATGAGCGAGTCCAGGACGTGGTTTTGTATGGAGCGGAATATGCACAACGACACGTGGATTTTGAAGTCCAACGGGTCAACTTTCGGCAAAATGAGTTTATACCCGTTCGAGCCGTTCCGTTTAGGCGATCTATTAAAAAAGTCTTGAAGCTGGTTTTTTATGTTCATCAGTCTTTAGGGAAATACCTGTTCGACGTTTGAATCGGAGGCATGAAGTAGTAGTCCCACAAATACATGATCGGGCAAGCCCCGCCTACTTTACTGAAGTAGGAATAATCATTGAACCCGTAAGACGTGCTGGTGACCACGTTCCACTCCTTCCCCAACATATTGTGGGAAACGTCCAATGGAATAAAGGCTTTCGTGGAGACGATATTCGCCATGAACGGAAAAGCGGAGGAACGGTGGAAAGCGAACTGGCTTGTCCCGCCCACGTTAACTGTTCCTGAACCAGTAACCATATGGAAAATGATAGGAGTCGAAGAAATGAGGACGTTGGTATAGTCTCCGCATTGGATTTCAGAGCTTTTCCATGTCCTGAACTGAGCCCGCATTTCTTCGCCGTAACCGTTCCCGGCCCATAAAAATAAAAACAGAAACAACGCTTTTTTCATGTCAGTCTCCTATGTTTAAATTCACTTCCTGGCCCAACATCTCGTCAATCTGGCTCTCAATATGCTTCTTCGTCTCTTTTTTGTGTTCCTGATAAGCCACAACCGCTTTTCCCAACATCTTCATGGCCTCGCAAAATCCGTTCTTCCGAGCGGCGTGGATGGCGACTTCCCTGAAACTCTGCTCCTGGGGTTTAACTTTCATCACGCACTCGTCGTATCTCGCCTCCGCTTGAGCTAAAAGCTCCAATAGGGTCATCCACTCGTCCGACTTGTAAAGTCTCTCCAAAACCGCGCACTTTGCCATGTCCTCATCGCGGTTTTCCTCGTCAATCGAAAGGATGATCGTCCCGGAATCTTTGGAAAAAGCAAGTTTCACGGCTATCCTGACATGGAAACAGGCATAGGATTCGGACTTGAACTCACCGGGCCAACCGGAGTAGTAATCATGTTCCCGTTGCCTCCGGCCCCGCCTCCGCCTGCTTCCTCGCCCCTCTTTTCGCCCTGATTCTCCTGGTTCATCTGGCCGCCGGGATTGATCCTCTGCTGTTGACGCATCTGGTACAACATCTGGTCTGCGACCGGGACGGGCGCGCTCAATTGTCTCACGTCCTCACCCATCGCCCTCAAAAGTTTCACCGTCAACACCTTTTCCATGTTCATAGCCGTCACCGGGTCAAATATGTTTCTGATGCTCGTGAATATCTGCATGGCCTGGATGACGTTTTGGATGACTTCGGGTCTTGAGTCCCGGTCGGTCGTCAACTTGATAAAAACTCCGACGTTTAAAGGCAAATTGTCCTTGTTGACGTAAAACGGCTTTGGAGAACCCATCGCTTTCACCCAAAACCCGTTGTCCATCAAATAGGTGTTGTTGGTGTGGCAGGTTTGCAAAAATTCCCGCAAGAAAGAGTCGGCGATGATCTTTGCCATGACGTTTCCTACCCTGGCGGACTCGTTTTGGGCTATGACTTGCCCGGTGGCCGAGCTTTTGTTGGTGATTCCCTGCATGGAGTCCACGGCGTGGTTCGATGCCCTAAAGTCTTGTTTCCAAATCTCCTGCATATTAAGGGAATAAGGCAGGGCTTCGATGTTGGCTTTGATCGGCTCTAATTGGTCTATGTTTTCCAACTCCACGAAATTCCAGGGTTTAATCGTCAGTTTGGAAACGTCCACCCCGGCGTATTTGCCGATCTTCCACATCGGAAGCACGTTGAACATCGTCAAATCGTTCGTCCTGGATTCCAAGGCGTCCAGCTCTTTCTGCCGTTTCCGCCCGATCTTGCCAACCCCGTACCCTAACGGCTCAAGCTCAAGCAGTTTGGAATGAGCGATCTTGAACAGGTGATGCCAGGTCTTGAAAGGCGTGGCGTGGAAATTAACAACTCCGGCCTCATTCAAAACGCCTGCGGAAAAGTCACAGTTTCCTGGATCGTCCTGCCTCCCTTCCGATTCCCAGTATTGGGAAATGAAGCTCTCGACTTCCGGGTCGGACATATCAATCCGTCCATGGTACTTTATGAATTCCCAATTGTTGTTGTCTATGACCTGGTATCCGGCCCGCTGTTTTCGGGTCAACACCCTGCTGTACGTAGAAGTCTTTGACGCGCCCGCTGAATTTTCGCTCCCGTGCTCTAAAACGATTTTTTCAATCTCGCCCAAGTTCCAGTCTTTCTTGCTGTTTCTGGCCCAATTCCTCAACATCCACACCGTGGGGAAATCTATGGTAAAAATAAACTCGCTTTGGTCCAAATCGAATACAAACGGGTTGAACCCGGTCGTCAACAACGGCCTCAGTATCAAGTCCGTCCCCTCAAACGTCTTTTCACCGTCTCCATAAGGAAAACTTGTCCAAGGACATTCCATTATCATCGTCCCGAACAGGCTCAAAGACCTTAATCCCCGCATCAGCTTCTCCGTGAACCGGATATATTGCAATTGCTTCCTTATAGTGGCCTCAACCGCCTGCAACTCAACCTCGCTTACCTCTCTGCCGTACTGATCCATCCCCTCACCCTGGAAATAATAAAACGGGTCAGCGGATGTCAGCTGGTTAAACCAAAAAGTGGCCTGGGTCTCAACCGCCCGGTGCGTCTCGCCGCTTTTTGAATTGAATAAAGCCTTCGGCCTCCCTCCTGACCGTTTCGCAACTATCCGCCATGAATCCACGTACTCGTCATACTCTCCGAAAAACGTCGTCATCCTGCTTTCCCAATGGCTGGACTTGTCTATCACCTCGCCCTTGAGCTTGTCCAAAGCGTGCTTATGCGCCGGATCAGCCAAATCAAACACCCTGGGCAACATCAACCCAGGCATACCCGGTATAATCGGCATGGAAGGGATCATCGGCATCTGCGGATCAACGTTTTCCAAGGTCTTCGGCCAATCCTTTTCGCTTTTTTTCAGGCAGTTTTTTGTCCGGAGTCTCTTTAGACCACAGTTTCGCCATTTCAGGCTTGTTTTTGAACATCCATCGTCTCTGGGACTCGGATTTAAAAGGCATCAATCCTCCCCGAACGCCCACGCCATTTCCCGGCTCGACGCCGTTTTCTGTCCCGTCAAATCGTTGAAATTGAACGTGTTCGGCGCGGGCGCGGACAACTTCCTTTCAGCTGGAAACAAATTGCCGTGAAACATCGTGTCGTGCACTCTAACCAAGCCGTATTTTAAACTGTCCAAAACATCATCCCCTTCATCTTCTCCGTAAACATAGTTTTTGGCCTCGGCAATAAAGTTCTTGCACTTCGGATGCACCAAAATCTTGTCCTTCTTGAAAAACATCTTCATGATGTCTATGCCCCTATCCCGGTTGTCCCCTGGGATACACGGAACCCCGTTCCGCTGAAACTCCCACATGTCCGTCAACCCGGTCTGAGAGTTCCTTTTTGCCGTGGACGGGTCAATCACAGTCCACGCTATCGGCCTCCCACCAGTCATCTGCTTTATTAAGGAAGCAGACTCGAATATCCGCTTGTCGGTCTGGTAATACTCATCCGCTAAATAAACAAACTCATTCTCCATGTCAATGGCAAGCCAAACACAAGTCGTCGGATGCGCGATCCCCCAGTCGATCCCCCTCACCCATATCGCCGCCTTCGGAACCTCGAACTCTTTGACGTGCCGCCCATAATCAAACTCGCTTAATAGCAATCCCCCATAATCCGACTCCTCGGCCATGTACTCCAGCCGCCACTTGTCGTCCGTACACCCGGCCTTGATCGCCTCCACTTCGTCCTTCTCCAGCATCGGGTTGCCATATATTGTGTCGTGCCAATACGCCCAGCTCCCGTCTCCCGCCCTCTCCTGCATCTGCGCGTACTCGCATAACTTGGTAAACCAGTTCTTCCCGTCCTTGTGCGGCGAACTGATAAAGTAAAACGGCCCCTTGGACTTCGCCAACTGCCCCCTCAATATGTTCGGCCATGCGTACCCCTTCGTCTGATCGTACGCCGCCTCGTCCATTATCCCCCCATCCAAACTCACTCCCCGCAAACTCGTCTCGTTGTCCGT